GTCACAATGCCTGACGGTAGCAAATGGTTTGTGCGCGCCGCTAATCATTCGGTAGGTCACGGTATGAGTTGTGATCTTATTGTTGCTGACGAGATGTGGGATATTTCGCGTGAGGTTATTGACGGTGGTTTACTGCCTGCACAACGCGCTAAACAATCGCCACTGTTGTCGCTGTGGTCTACTGCCGGCACAGAGGCAAGTACCGCGATGCTTAAATGGCGTGAGCAAGGTTTGCGCGCTATTGATACAAAACAAAATTCAAGTTTTTATTTTGCGGAATGGTCGCCACCGCCAGACATGTCACCGCTTGACCCAGCGTCGTGGGTCTGGTCTAATCCTGCACTCGGTACAACACTGACCATGAAAACTATTGAGGCAGAATCCGAGAACCCAGACCGCGCATCATTCTTGCGCGCCAGTTGCAATCTTTGGGTTGCATCAGACAAAGCATGGATACAGCCAGGTGTGTGGCCTGCGTTGCATTACACAAAACCAATACCTGACGGTGGCACAGTTGCTATTGAGTGCTCGCTAGATGACGCTAGATATTTTGGTGTCAGGTGTGTTGTGTTGCCTGATCATCGCACAGCGGTCACAGTCGAATTTGTGGTTGACACATTTGATCAGGTGCTTGCAGAGGTTGACAGACTGTGCAACATCGGTGGGGTACGGTTTGCAATTACGCCGACTATAGATTTGCATTGGCCTGTCAGACTTGAACAGAAAAAAATTGTTGTTGGCTATGGCGAGATACTTAAATTTACGCCACGCATTCGAGCAATGATTGGTGAAAAACTTATTGTGCACACTGGCGAAGAGATGTTGGCAGAGCATGTGCAGCGCGCGGTTGCGGTCAGGTCACAAAACAGCATTGCACTATCTAGCCAACGATCACCCGGGCCTATCGAGTTGGCGCGATGTTTGGTGTGGGCTGCAGCGCTTGCCAGCCGACCAACTTCCAGCGGTAAACCTATGATTGTGGTTGCGTCGCGCTAATCTGTTTGTGGGTGGCTCGCTGTTTACCTGCTTTCTCGGTCTGTTTGCGGCGAGCACCTATACACCATGCGTAACATGATCGGTGGCATACTTTAAACATGGCACGCACACTGATTGAAATTATTGCAAAACAATTTAAAGCGCAAGCGCCACCAGTAAGCAAAGCAGCTGCCGCTGGCAACATGATGCCGTCAACAAATAATGCTGGCGCTGGCATGGTTGGACTTTATTACTCTTACATTGAGGGCGAGCAGAGAAACAAAGCAATTAGTGTTCCGACAATTAGTCGAGCGCGCGATCTTATGGCGAGCGTTATTGGTTGTATGAGTTTGCGTATGTATAACGAAATTTGGAACGGCGACGAGATGGAGAAAATTTTTACCGCGCCGCGCAGTTGGTTGCGCAAAATAGACCCAGCAGTTACAAACAATTTTATTTTGTCGTGGACATTTGACGATCTATTCTTTTTTGGTCGCGCATTTTGGTACATAACTAGTCGTACTGCTGACGGATTCCCAGCGTCTTACACTCGACTACCTGCAGCAATGGTTCAGACATTAGACCAGGCTGGCCCAGTGTGGTTTGCTCCGTCTAAACAAATAGTTTTTAACGGCGGCGAATTAGACCCAAACGATGTTGTGCAATTTCTGTCGCCGATACAAGGCATAATTTATATGTCAACAACTGCAGTGTCAACGGCGCTAAAACTTGAGGCCGCACGATTACGCAACAGCACTAGCGCAATCCCGGCAGGTATTTTGCGTCAAACTGGTGGCGAACCTATGTCGGGTCAGGAACTTGCAGACATGGCTGCACAATTTAACGCGGCACGCGAAAGTAATCAGACTGCAGCGCTAAACGAATTTGTTATGTATCAAGAAACGCTTATGTCGCCTGACAAAATGTTGTTAATTGATTCGGCAGAGTTTCAAGCCGCCGATTTATGCAGACTCACCAATATCCCTAGTTACCTTGCAGGAATTGCTGTCGGTGGATATTCATATGTCAGCAACCAAGGTGCGCGTTTAGACCTTTACAGTTTTGGCGTTAAACCATACGCCGAATGTATTGCCAGTACTTTAAGCATGAACAATGTTTTGCCAAACGGCACATTTGTTGAATTTGATGTACAAAAATACCTGTCGGCAGAGTACACAATGCCAACGCAAGACAATCCTGCACTTGACTTGCCAAACGATATAGGCTCGCGTTTATGATTAGACTTACCCCTTCAAGGATCACGGTAGATGCGGCAGCCAGCGACGGTTTGGCGCGTCGATCTATCAGTGGCATCGCAGTTACATACGACGAGATAGCAGTTGTTGCAGACGGCACTAAAGTTAGATTTTTACAAGGCTCATTGCCGACAGACGGTCGCAACCCTAAATTGTTTATGCAGCACGACTCAACACAAATTGTTGGTCAAGTCACCGAACGCGAGGACACAGCACAAGGCATGTTGTTTGTAGCAAAGATTAGCGCTACACGGCTAGGCGATGAGGCGCTAGTGCTCGCAGCAGACGGCGTAATTGACTCGGTGTCAGTCGGTGTTAACCCAATCAAATTTAAGTACGACGACGACGATGTAATGGTAATTGAGTCAGCCGCGTGGACAGAATTAAGCTTGGTCAGCGAAGGCGCGTTTGCTGGTGCAGTGATCACCGAGGTTGCGGCAAGTATCCCACAAACAGACACAGTTTTAGAGTTAAATAAAGACATACCTACACAAAAGGAATTAATCATGGAAGAGTCAACACCAGTAGTCGAGGCAAACGCAACAGTTGAGAAATTGTGGGCACAACCTAAAAAAGAATTTAAACTCCCAACAGCCGGCGAATTTATGGCCGCTTATCACAGTGGCGGCGAAACATTTGCCAACATGAACAAAGGCGTGCAAGAGTTTTCAAAAAATCAGCGCACAAGTTTGCAGGCAGCCGCAGGCGATGTCATTACAACCGATACACCCGGCTTGCTACCAGTTCCAGTGCTTGGGCCATTGGTGCAAGACCTTAACTTTTTGCGACCAGTAGTCGAGGCTGTAGGCGCACGCGCATATCCAGACGGCGGACAATCAAAAACATTTATACGCCCAACAATTACAACGCACACCAGCGTCGCAGCGCAATCAACAGAATTGTCGGCAGTGTCAGCAACAACAATGGTGATCGCGGCAAACAGTGTTACTAAAACAACACTTGCTGGTCAGGTAACTTTGTCTCAACAAGACATCGACTTTACAAACCCTGCAGCAATGAATTTAATTTTAAATGACCTTATGGGCGAGTACATGATTGCCAGCGACAACAAAGCCGCCGACGATCTATTGACCGCAGCAACATCGTCTGGTGTTTGGGACGGAACAGTTACTGACTTGCTTTCGTCAATTTATAACTCAGCAGGTGATATTTCAAGTCAACGCAACTGGTTGCCAACTCATATGTTTGTGTCCGTTGATGTTTGGGAACAACTTGGTCGACTTGTTGACACAACTAACCGCCCAGTTTTCCCATTTATCGGTGCAGGCCTTACAGGTCAAAACGCACTAGGCGGCGGAAGTGCAACATCGTGGAACGGTACGCCACTTGGCTTGCAGTTGGTAGTTGACAGCAATTTTGCTGGTAAGACAATGATTATTACTCGCGTAGGTCAAGGCTCTGGCGATGCTTACGAATATTATGAAAGTATTCGTGGCCTTATGTCAGTTGAGTTGCCATCTACACTTGGTCGCAACATGTCATTCCATGGCTATTGCTCAACCTTTGCAGCGATTCCAGGCATGATCCGCAAGATCACACAGGCCTAGTCGAGTAGCGGCTTAACCGCTATGACAACATACAAAACAGCCAGCAAACAACTACTCAGCAACTATGCGTGCATCAGTACGCTAGAACCCACAGAAATTGTTGTAGGTCAATCGGTAACTGTCGGGTCACTTGGCGCACCATTTAACGGCACATTTACTGTGCTTGCATTGCCACAATATTCGTATATTGGTGTTGACGGTGACACTGGCGAATTTTTATACAACACTGCAGGCGCGATACCTAATCAAATTTTGTTTGCGTGCACTGGCGACGATGTTGAATTTGTAAAAATTTTTACTGGCACAGTTGCATACACACAAACCTGTACTTGGATTACTGCAGCGCAAATCTTGACATACCTTGGCATTGCTACAGCAACTGCTGACGACACAACATTTGTAACACAGTGCGCAAGCGCTGCAAACAATTTTGCGTATCGCAGGCGACAAGAGTGCGGATATTTTGACAGCCTTACAACATCACCTGGTGGTGATGTCACGCTTGCAACAATAATGCTTGGGTCAGCGTATTACCGCCAGCGCGGTGGCATTAGCGACTTTTCATCGTTTGATGGTATGTCTGCAGGCTCGACTAACGGACTGTCACCAATTGTTAAACAGTTGCTAGGTGTCGACAGACCACAGGTTGCGTAATGGCAGCACAAACATACAACGATCTATTTAACACATCTATAAACACGCTGGCAAGCACGCTCAACGCGATCACAGGGCTTGTATGCATCACAGACCCACGCAATGTGCAAGCGCCATGCATCCTGCTAGATGCGATGTCATTTACGGCGTTTAACTCAAACATTGTTGACATGTCAATACCTGTCATGGTTATCAGTCTCGGGCCTAGCAACGCTGACGCGTACCGCAATTGTTTAAACATTGCAGCAAAAGTTTTAGCAGCTAAAGTTGCGGTCACTGATGGCAGACCTAGCACACTGTCTATCGGCGGTGTCGACTACCCTGCACTGTCGTTAAACATACAAATGAAAGCGAGCACAACCTAAATGGATTACGAGGTAACTAGCAACCGTCTTAACGGTCACAAAAGAGGCGACATTATTAAACATGCTGACCTGGGCGATCTGACAACTGACCTAGAGTTTTTAATTGACTCTGGGCATCTATCCCCACTAAAACCTAAAAAATCTGTTAAAACTATAGACACAGAGCAAAAGGATTAACCCACATGGCTACCAGCGTCTACCTATCAAACCCAAGTCTTACAATTAACGCAGTTGACTTGCAAGACCAATGCACTAGCGCGACTGTTAACTATGTGTTAGAGCAACTTGAGACAACAGCATTTGGTGACACGGCACGCAAGTACGGTGCGTCAACTGTTACATCGTTGCAAAACAACAGCATTGAAGTTGAGTTGTACCAGTCGTATGCAGCGTCAGAAACTGAGGCAACTATTTACGGTCTTGTGGGCATACACACAACGCTGGTACTAAAGCCAACATCTGCTCCAGTAGGCGCCACAAACGCTAGTTACACATTGACAGCCTGCTACCTAGAATCG